CCTCCATAGGTCTACGGGAGGCGGCAATCTGTGCCCGTTCGCTCGGCGTGGCAAGGCCGCAGCACTCAGTCGGTATCAAGCGCGGCGAGGGTGCAGATGATCCACGCCAGGACGGCAACAGCCGCAAAGAGCAGCGCCACCAGGGCGAGAGCGCCAGAGAGCCACCATGGCCAGCCGAAGCCATAGCGGCAGAGACAGGCGACCGCAGTGAGGATCGCCGCAGCGATCAGGAGGGATAGCAGATTGACGGCGTTCATGGTGCCCCGCAGAGTTTTTCCCAGGCCGCATTATTCACCTGATTCGCGGCCAAGGTCTCGTCGGTGTCTCCGAAAACCCGGTGCAGCCATGGCAGCCAGTCCGGCCGCCCCAGCCCGTCCAGCACGTCCTGCTTGGAAATGTCTGGCTTTCCGTCGGCGGTAATCTTGCCCAGATGGCGCGGGACCACCTTGAACTCGCTGCACGAATAGGGGCGCAGATCGAGAGGCTGGCCGCCGTCCTGGCTAAGAGATGCCGTCGCGGCGGGGGGCGGTGTCGGCGGCAGGGCGCCGCACGCTGTCAGGATCAGCACGCTGGTGATCACCAGCAGCATCGCGCGCACGCTGCGCGGCGTCGACTTCCGCCAAGCCGGCGACGGCCTGGTCGCGCTGGTCAGAATTGCGCTGTGCATCCTTCACTCCCTTGTCGTGGAAATAGCCGGTGATGGCGTCGACGATCTTGCCGATGATCGGGATGGCCGCGAGGGCGTTGGTGATGGCGGTCCACATCGTCAGGGGTGTTCCGCGGTAGCATGGCGCAATCCTTCGACATATTTCACGGCTCCGCCGGAAAAATTGGCGGTCAGAACCTGCATGCGCATCCTGGGGTCGACGGAGATGTGGACCCAGCCGCGGCCGCCGCTTTCCCAGCCTTCTTCTATGAGCTGATCCCAGGTGACCGATTCGGTGTCGGCCAAGGCCTTGCAAATGTCCAAGGGCGTCCCGAATGCTGGACAGATGAAGTCCGCCGCATAGCCCAACATGTGCGCGCTATGGACCGCGCCACCGACCCGGGCATTGATGACGGGGTTGCGATAGCCGCTGCTCACGGTAATGGGGTGGCCTCCAAGCGCCGTGCGCACCTGCTCGAGCGCCGCCGCCACCAGCTTGAGGTTCTCCACCACCTCGGGCGGCGGGGTGTTATCCACCCCGCGCACCTGGGTGATCGTCATCTCCTCGAGCGTGAAATTGGGGCTCAATAGCGGCATGGCACGCGCCCCCTATTTCTTCGGCGCCGATTCTGCCTTGGTGGCCGCCGCCTGCAGCTCGGCCTCGCGGGAAGCCAGGAAGCTGATGATGGGCGCAGCGGTGTTGTAGGGGAGCGTGCCCAGATAGTTGGTCATGCTGGTGACGTCCTCTTGGCTGAGGGTGATCGGCACGAACTTGGCGGCAGCGGCTGCTGTGGATGGCGCCGGCGGCGCCGCAGTCTGGGCAGAAGCGCCGCCGGCAAGCAGCAAGAATGCGGCGACATAAAGCGGGGATTTCATGGGGACGTTCCTGTCTTGAGGGTTGCGTTATCGTTGGCAGCCAGCGCCCCGACGCTCATGCGGGTTTCGATCAGCGAAACGCGGGTCTCCAGCGTGTCGATTTTATGATCCGTTTCCACCTGGCGCGCAACCAAAGCACCGAACTGAGAGCCCGCCGCATCGATCTGGGCTTGCTGCTGCTGGACAGCTTTGACCAGAACCGGCACCACGCCAAGATAATCGAAGGTGGTGATGACACCCTGGGCATCCCGACCTATGAGCGCCGGCAGCACCAAGTCTGCCTCTTCGGCGATGAAGCCATAATTCAGCTTCGCCGGGTCGCCATGGGCGGCGTCCAGATAGAAGCTGCGCGGACGCAGCCCCATGATGGCGGCCAGACCCGGCTGCAGGTCTTCGATCCCGGTCTTGAATCGGCGGGATGACGTTCCCAGGCAGATGCCAAGGGTGCCTGTGCCGAACCGCAGTTCATTATTACTTGTGTTCTGGCAAACCGTCCGATCTGTCTGCGCTGCATCGGTGGCGATATTGACCGTGATTGAGCCTGTGCCGCCGCTATTGAGCGACACGGTGCCCGCATTCTTTCCGTCAATGGTGATGCTTTCGTCTGTGGCCGAAGAAACGGCACTGATATGCGCTCCGCCACCCGCCGCAGAGCCGACAACGTTGATACCAGTCGCTTGCGATGCGATGCTTGCGTCTACGTTGAAGGCCGGGTTCGTTGCGCCCTGGCGGCCAACGGTGAGTTGCTGAGTACCAACACCGGTTAGGATGAGATTTCCGGCAGCGGCGAAACGGGCAGCTTCCGCGTTACCGACACCAAAGATAACCGGCGAGCTTGTTGTCGTGCCAATAAGCAAGCCGTTTGATGTTGTTGAATTATCAAAAATAACACTTACGTCTGACAGGCTAAACCCGAAAATCGTCCCGGTATGTGACGAGGGCGTGCGTTGAATTGTAAGCGCGTGAGAACTATCCGGGGAGCGCAAGTCAAACCGCGCCGCCGCGCCGGTGCCATTAGTGGCATTTAAGAGAGCGATGGTGCTGTCACCATTCTGCGTTTGCGTAATATCCAGCACGTTGACCGGCGTCATGCCGATGCCGACATTACCGCTGAAATATCCGTTCTTCCACCTAAAGCTAGGATCGCCAAGGTTCATATCGGCGTCCACAAACGGGGCAAAGAAGTTGCCGCCGCCCATGTCCATGCGCGTTCCTTTGGAGTTGCCGGTGACGGTGTAATAATTGCTGCTGTCAATAGTGGTCACTACTTCCAAAATGCCAGTCTTCAATATGCTGAATGTTGGGGTGGCTGCCTTCTGGATAGCGATTTGACCACTGCCGCCTGTACCCCCTACGCGAAGAACATTGCTTCCCGTAACATCTACTGTGCCGCCCCAATTCGCTGCCGCGCCCGTCAGGGTGCCGGTGATAGTCATCGGCCCGTTCGCAACTACGCTCCCCGATCCTTTCGGGTTCAGGTTCAAGTTGATGTTAGTATCGCTTCCCGAGGCGCTAACGGCGACCGGGTTCGTGGTGGTGTTGCCGGTGATGGCGACGTAGTTCGCCAGCGCGGTCCCCACGTCCAATTCATGCGCATCATTAACCGCGCCAGTGCCAGCGCCGTTCAGCGTAAGAATACCGCTGCCTTTGGCGCTGATAGAAAGCCCCTCATTCGTGCCGGTGGAAAGCGTGGTGACTTGCGTCCCGGCGCCCGCCGCTTCCGACGCGATATTCAGGCCAGTGACCGAACTCGCCGTCGTGGTGTCCACATTGAAGGCCGGATTTGTTGCACCGTTTTGCCCGGCATAAAGGGCTTGCGAATTGTTGAGGTGGGCGCCCTGCGCGCCGGTCCAGTCATTGGCGTGGGTGAGGTCCAGAGCGATGGTGCCAGTGCTGGTGATGGTGCCTCCCGTCAGGCCGGTGCCCGCTGTGATCGACGTGACGGTGCCAGCGCCGCCGCCGACAGCGGTGCCGTTCACATAGAGGCCGGTCGCGTTGACGGTGCCAGCGCCTTTGTCGCCACCGGTGGGCGATCCCACCGTGACCCCGCCCGCCGAGCCGTTGAATGCGACATGGCCCGCAGATGGCGTGATCTCGATTCCGCCCGTGTCGCCAGAGCCGGCGGTGATCAGCCCGGTCGGGGTCGAGCCGTCCTTATTGCCGATGGAGACGTAGGCGTTCGCCGTCCCGGTGCTGGCCAGATATTGCGACACGGTGCTGCTGGTGACCCCGGCATTCAGCATCGTCAGGTCAAGTGTGCCGCTGTGACCGCCGTCCTGGATGGTCGGGCCATAGGCCACGCCCGCGTAATCGGTGCCCGACAGGATCGATGCGGCGCCGGAAAGATCCTGGATCGAGCCGGTGGTGGCGCCAGTATAGTTATTGCCCGCAAAGGTCACGAGGTTGGCGCCGGACACGATCTTGGCGGCATAATTGACGGTGCTGCCGCCCATGTTCACGCCGGTCACGGTGACGTTGCGAGCGGTCGAGCCGATAAGGATGTTCTGATAGGTGCCGTGCGAGCCGTCGCTGTTGGCCGAGACGTTTCCGCCGGTGATGGTCAGCCCGGTGGTGCCGGTGCCGCCGCCATAGCCATAATCCTCAAAACCATATTTGCCATTGAGGGTGACGCTGGGGTTGGTGAAATTCACGTTCGACACCGTCGCTGCGATGTAGACGCCGCTGTCGGTGTGGAAGTTGGAGTAGCAATTCGCGCAATAGATCGTGTTGCCAGCCTCGAAGTCGTAACCTTTCCCGGAGGACTGCTCGACCTCGAAGTCATGGGCGAAGAGGAACTGCGGGGCATTGTCGGCGCCCACTGCATTCTCCCAAAGGATGCCGCCGCCGGTCGGGGCGCTGGCCGCGAATGCGTGGACCCGCACCGTGTTGACATAGCCGTCCACAACCAGGGCGACATAGGTGCTCGCCGTGCCGCCGCCGCAGTTCACGTTGGTGAAATTCATCGCATCCGAGCGCGTGGACCCGGGCGCCGTCAGCTTCACACAATAGGCACCCGAGACATTGAAGATGTTGAGATTACTCGCCTGCATGGAGTTCGACGAGGCGTTGTAGAGGAAGGTCTTGGTGCTGAAGGAACTGATCGCGTTGATGGTGATGCGCTGGTAATTGCTGATGTGGATATCGTCGCCGCTGGTCAGGCTGGCATTGTCGAAGCTCAAATCCTCGACGCCGCCGTCCTGCACCGATGAAGAACCGGTGAAGGAAATCACATTGTAGGATCCAGCCACAGGCTTGAGCGTGGTTGCGGTCGGGCCCGCGCCCTTGATGTGGACGCCGCTGGCGGTGACGGTCAGGGCACCAGTGATGCACTTGCCAGGCGGAAGCAAAACGGTCCCGCCGCCCGCACTCTGCGCGGCGTTGATAGTCGCTTGGATGGCCGTGGTGGTGACCGTGCTGTTATCGCAGACTGCACCGAAGGTGATGGCGGCAAAGACGCCGGGACCGCAGGCCATCTTCTTGGTCACGCTGCTCTGGGTCACCGCAAGGTAGTCGCCGGCAACGCACGGAGCAGTCAGGGTCGGTGCCGCATTCACGAAGGATGTGAAGGTGGTGGTCTGGGCTTGCGCCTGCACGATGGTGGCAAGGAGCACCGCCGCGGCCATAATCGGGCCAAGGAATCTCTTCATCGTGCGTCCTTCCAAGGGTCTGGGCGCCTCACGGCGCGCATTCGGCTTTTAACACATCAGACGGTGATTGAAACCGGGCCGTCTGGGGCAGACCGATTCCCGGTGCTGCTTTCCGCCGTCGCCCAATAATACCAAGTCCCCGAAGAGGGCGTGTCCGTGTAGGCAAAATGCTGATTTGGCGCGCCATAGAGGGCGCCGCTTATATCGGTCGCGCTGCTAAAGACCGAGACATTGTTGCGCCAGACCCGCGCAGCCACGAAGGTCGCAGAATTGGGTGCCGTGAAACTCACCCCGACCCCAGGGCTGAGATGATCCAGGGCGATCCCGGTCGGCGCTGTCGGAGCGACCGTCGAGGCCGCCACCACCACGCCGTCCACCTCGTCGAACGCGCTTTGAAACAGCAGCGGGGTGCCCGGCGCGAAGAAGGAAACCCGCACATTGTAGGTGCTGTCCGGCAGCACCCCGGTGCTGGTCTGATAATTCTGCGTCCCCTGGGAAATGGTCTGCCATTGGCCGGTGCTCGCATCCTCGATCTCGAACTTGACCGAAAGATCGTCGCGGAAGGCAGGGGCGTCACAGGAAATCACCAGATAGGCGCCCGTCGCGCCGCCAATAGTGCCGCTCTGCACCACCACCAGGAGCCCCGTCGGCGTCTCCACCGGCACTACGGCGGCGCTGGACCCCGGCACCGGCGGCGCCGGCCCCTCGTCGCTGGTGTCCCACGCATAGGCGTCGCTGGTGAAGCTCGCCAGGCCGACGCTGCAGGTCTGGGATTGAAGATCCGTGGAAAACGCCGTCACCCGGAAAGACCCGGCCAGCCCCAGCTGGTCCATGGCCAGGTTCACGAACTTCATGCCGCGCATCTTAATGGCCTCGATGCTCAAGGTCAGCGTGATGGAGAAGTCCGGCATGGCCTCGGCCGCGGCGATCTTCTGAATGCGTCGGCACTGGGTGAAGGATGGGCAATGGCGCGCGTCCACGGTGGTGCTTTTGATGTAGCCACGGCGCGCGATATCCGCAGCGTCCTGCCACGGCAGCGACTCGGTGTCCTGATAGTCGTTCTGCTGATAAGTGAAGGTAGCGCGGATTTCGTTGACGGAATCGAACTCGCTGACGAAATGCTGCACCTCATAGGACAGGATCATATCGTCGGTGATGGTGAAGGTCGGCGCGATCCAGCGCCCCGCCTGGATGCCGATCGTCCCGTCCGGGAAGGGCTGCAGCCAGGCGCCGCAGGCTGCCAGCATGCGCGCCAGCACCACCCGCGGCTCTTCGTTGAAATCGTAACTGCCCCAGATGCGGTATCGCTTCTCGCTGCCGCCGCTGGCCAAGGGCACGTCCTCGTCCGCCACAGCAATCGAGGCCAAAGTGACGGCCGCCGCTTGGCCGGTCAGGAACGTATCTGATGACACCCGCCAGCCGTCCGTGTTGGTCAGATAGTCGAGAATTACCAGAATGCCATTGTCGGACCAGGCGAGGGACGCCGGGCTGGTGCGCGGGTCGGAGATGATGGCGCCGCGGATCACGCAGCGGATGGTCTGCTGCCCGCCGGGATAGACGGAGCTGAAGACGTCGGACTTCACGCCGCCCTCGATCAGCAGGACGTCTGCAATCCCGACGCCGATATGGGCCGCAGTCCACAGGGTGGGGAACACCGCCGTCAATGCGGCATAGGCAGTTTTTCCCGGGCCGCCGGTATTGGACAAGATCCGCACCGGCTTCTTGCCGCTGGGGTTGAACTGGTTGGGATCAGAGCCGGCAGGTGCCGTGACGGAGGTGACAAAGCCGCTGCCGTCTAGCGCCACCTTGCGGTCCGAGACCCAGTATTCCTCGAAGGCGTCGAATTGCTGCGAGCCCAGCGCAAGGACGGAATAGAGATTCCCATTCAGAGAGGTCCACCAGACGAAATATCCGCCCACCTTGGCCCGGCCATAGATGCGCCGGCGCCACGGCACCGGCTGCTGCAGGCTGAGTTGCCCGTCGGGCTTGGGGGCGGACGGGATCAGCGCGCTCGAGATGGCGAACTCCGCCGCCGCCAGGACGGTCGCGCCCACGATGGAGGCATAGGTGATGGTCACCCCAGCGATGGTGAAGCCAGCCGAAGCAGAAACGGCAAAAGCCGAAAGGATGAGGGCGCCGATGGTCTCAGGCATCGATCCCCCAAGCCCGGACAAGGCGCCCGGGGCTGACCCTCGACCAGGCCATTCCCCGCGGCGTGCGGAAGACCCAGGAGGAATTCGACATGATCCCGCCCGTCAGCCCCGCCGGCATGTCCAGCACCCCGAAATCACCATCCTGGGGGCTTGCCGCTGCGCTACAGCCCGCCGCCGCAGCCAGGGCCTCCACATAGGCCTGGAAGCCGCCATGGGCCGCCAGGACCGCGTCTGCGCCCGCTTGGTCGGAATAGGTGCCGCGCACCGCCGCCGCAGGGTCGGTGCCGCCCTGGGCGCACCAGACCCAGTCCGCCAGCAGCAGACCGCAATCCGCCACGCCCCAGGCGAAAGTCGTGCGCGTCTGGGCCAGCAGGAAATCCGGCAGTTTGGTCAATATGTCGGCCACCGCTGCCTCCGGTTTTGATTGATCGCCATATACTCGAAATAGAGATCGTCGGTATTGCCCTCGCGCGCCCACTGGTCGGCGCTGGAATACCGGCCGTAGGGAGGATTGGGGCCGTTGGTCAGAAACTGCTCGCTGGCGATCTCGATGGTCTGGGTGTAGCTGCTGGTCTGGGCATCGCGCTGCTTCACGATCTTGATGGTATCCATGCGCACGACGTCGAAGAACGCGAGGTCGCCAATCGGCTGCCAGTCCGCGTCAAAATACAGGTCATAAATATAGGCCAGCTTGCCCTGCACCTCGTCGCTTTCCGATAGCGCCAGTGCCAGCAATTCTGCCGAGACGCCCGAAACCTTCAGGGTGATCAGCGGCACGGTGTCGGAGACGGCGTCTTCCACCTGCTCGACGGTGGCGAGCGGCCCGACCGGCTCCCATATGCGCCCGCTGAAGGGGAGCACGCGGAAGCCCTGCCAGACATATTTTGTCACCGACGTGAAATTGAACTGCACGAAGAAGGCATGGCGGACCTGGCCGGCGATGGTCATGGGTTGATCGCTTCTTCCCAATGGATCGTCGCCAGCGTGCGCCCGGCATAATCATCGTTGAAAGCCAGCATTTCGGTGTCCGTTTTGAGGCGAGCCAGAAGAACCGGCGCCGAGAAGTTGACCGGGGCGCCTGCCGTGATGGCTTCGCGCAATGGCGGCGTGATGGTGATGCCGAACACGGTGCCGTCACTGGTCAGCGGGGTGCCCGCATCATCTGTCAGCACGAAGGCAGGCGCGTCGGTGGTCAGGAGTCCGCCCACCATGCTGTTGACCGATTTGATTTTGTAGAGCCGCACCCCGATGGAAAACATCATGCCGGCCCACAACTGGCTTGACGTGGTCATGGACAGCGACACGGCGGTCGCGCCCTGGGCGGCATCATCCGCCACCACCCCGATGATCGATCCCTCCGTCACCATCGAGCCGTCCGGGTTTATGACGCTGGGGCGCAGCTTGATGAATTTACCGTCCGCCCCGACCGGCCAAGGCGGCGTGTCCTGCGGGCCGAAGTCATAGACGGGGACCAGGCATGTGCCGATGC